CTTTACCGACATCATTTGGTGGTGGAGGTGGACTTATAAATGGTATACTAGGTTTACTTAATCAAGGCGGTGGCGGAGCATCTGGAAGAGAACTTAATATACTATGTTCCAATGCCACGCTACCAGCAAAAGTTACGCTAACTAACGAAAGAAGAATAGGTATGGAACTACAAAAGGTAGCTTATGGTTACGCCGTGGACGATGTTAGCATGACTTTTTACTTAATGAATGATTATGGAATAAAAGAATATTTTGATGCTTGGAGGCAAACCGCGATTCCAGAAGATGGAGTCAATGCATTTAACAGTAAATATAAGAATGAATATGCAAGAGACGTAACAATACATCAGTTAAGACAACCACTTAAAGGATTTAGTAAACAAGTTGGTCCAATAAGATTTGGACTAGGATTAGGCGGAGGAACTGTATATTCTGTAGATTTGATAGATGCTTTTCCAGTATCAACAAGTGCCATTGAGCTAACTAATGAACTAGATGGTTTAGTTCAATTAAGTGTATCATTCGCGTTTACAAATTGGAAACGTTCAAGTAATACACAAGGATTTATTAACATGGATATTAATACACCATTAGGTGGAATTGATATATTTTAAGGAGTGAATGAATGCCATTACCTAAACTAAATAATGATACTCCAAGATATGAGATGACAATACCTTCTACTAAAGAAAGTGTAATGTTTAGACCTTTTTTAGTCAAAGAGCAAAAAACTTTGTTAGTTGCCTTTGAATCACAAGATCAAAAACTTATACTAAGTAGTTTATTAGGATGTTTAGAAACTTGTGTCCCAGGTATCAATGTAAAAGATCTTGCGACGTTTGACGTTGATTACATGTTTACTCAAGTTAGATCAAAGTCAGTAGGTGAATCTACTACTTTGTTATCTGCTTGTACTGAGTGTAATGAAGAAAACGAAGTAAAGATAAAATTAGATGATATAAAATTATCTGAGATAAAAAATGACATCAATGGAAAGGTTGTTCCATTAACAGATGACATTAGCGTTGAGTTGAAATATCCTACATATAATGATTTAATTAGAAACACTACGTTAAAAGATGGCAGTAACAAGGCCGACGTATTGTTTGAGTCTATAGTATCTTGCTTAAAAGCGGTTCAAACTCAAGAAGAAAACATAGTCTTACGAGATGAACCTAAAGAAGAAGTTGAAACTTTTGTTAATTCGTTAACGTCTGAACAATTAGAAAAAATTACTAATTATGTTCAGGATTTACCAACTCTTACTCACGTGCAGAAATTTACTTGTAAGAAGTGTGGGAAAGAAAATGAAGCTAGATTTGAGGGTTTACAAGATTTTTTTTAATAAACCTCTCTCATGAAACGTTGGAGAACTATTTCAAGACGAATTTTTTAATGATGCAGCATTTCAACTATTCTTTAACAGAGTTAGAAGCAATGATGCCGTGGGAGAGAGAGGTATATTTAATACTACTAAATGAATATTTAGAACAAAAGCAAAGAGAAGAGAATGTCAGAAATAACGCTCGCAACTATTAACCAAACCTTAAAAGGACAAGAAAGCGGTTTAAGAGATATTAGTGTCAACACGTCTGAAACTAGTAAGGGACTTACTGGCTTATTGTCTTACTTTAAAGACCAACAACTTAAGAGTATAGAAAAACAAAGAGAGCAACAGCAAAAATCATCTCAACAAGATACGGCATCTGGAACTAGAAGATCGTCTGGTGGTAAGGGAGAAAAAGATGCTACTGGTGGATTTTTATCTGGAATATCAAACGCTTTTAAGACTGGTGGTTTTATAGGTTTAGGAACAGTACTTGCGAAAGGATTAGTAAAGAGACTTCCTGGGTTAGCACTAATGACGTTTGCTGACTCAATAGTAGATTATTTTAAATTAGGAGAAGGAAACAAAGAACTACGAGATCAGATAGTAGGTGGACTACAAGGTGCTGGTTTTGGAGCACTTTTTGGTTTAAGATTTATTCCGTTATTTGGTGTAATCGGAGCCTTGATGAAAAACGAAGAGTTTAAAACTCAATTTGATTTATTTACTGACAATCTAAAACAATTGACTGAAAAGATATTTGGTCCGATTAGTCTTGAGTCCGTATTTAAAACTTTTGCGGGAATAGCTACAAAAGGACTTAAAGGAATAAACAGTCTCATAACAGGAGACTTTAAAGGATTCTTCGATAATCTTGGAAGTAGCGTGGCGTTGATTGGTGGTTTAGCAACTTTATTAATGCCAGGGAAGTTTTTAAAATTATTATTTAGAATAGGAGCGTTCGCCTTAAAAGGACCAGGGAAAGCAATATTAGCTTTAGCTGCAGCTGGTGGCATGACTGCCCTTACTAAAGCTTTCGATTTCTTTAAAGGTGGAAGCCCAGACACAACAAAGACTACTAAGACCCCGCAAGCTAAACCTGGGTCTGTGGTAAGATCAGCGTCAGGTAACCTGATGATAGCTGGTAAAGATGGACAAGCTACTGTACAAAAAGCTCCTAAAGGAGCTAAAGTTGGAGACATGGTTAAAAAACCTACAGGCGGAACAGCGGCTTCACAAATGTCTAAAGCTGTGTCAAAGTTTCCGATATTATCAAAAGTAATAAAAATTGCAAGTAAGATACCTGGGTTAGCTACTGCAGCTGCTTTAGTACAGTTAGCGACAATGAATCCTGTAACAGTTGAAGGAGTTGCTTCGATATTAGGAGGATTAGGTGGTGGAGCGCTTGGAGCATTAGCTGGTGGTGCGTTTGGCGCCTTTCTTCCTACTGCTCCAGTTACTGCACCATTGTTTAGTTTTGTAGGTGGTATGGGTGGTTATTTTTTTGGAGAAGCTATTGCAAAGGGATTAGCAGAATTTGCACTTGGTAAAAAAGTTACGGCATTTCCAGATTTTATTAATGACATAATAAATGGTGGTGGTAAAGATACTGGAGGTAGAACTGGTTCCGATCAGATGAGAATGGGAAGAGGCGGTCCAACAGCAACTTTTACCAAGCCAACAGTTACAAAGACACAGCCAACAAGTGGCTCTAAGATACAAGCGAACATGGGAGATCCAATGGCTCAAAAGATGGGAACAACTTCTACAGCCGGTGGTGATGGTAACGTTATTGTTATGGATAATAGCAATAGGTCTAATAATGTTGCTAACCATCAGGGCTTCGTAATGCCAAGCTCCGGAGCCTCTGATGGTAACAATCCCTTAAACAAGAAACTTGCTATATCAGGTATTCTTTAGTCTTCTTTAGCTAATTTTGCAAAGTATGACATAGTATCTTGATCTTCATCAGATACTTCTTCGGCTGTTGCTGGCTCTATAGCTGCAACTGGCTCGTTAATCATTACTTCTTCTTTTACTTTATAAGAACCGGCAGAAGCTTCTTCACCAAGAACTCTCATTAACTTAGTTTTAAGTTCATCATAAGTCTTATAGTTCTTAGGATTAGTAAACTCAGATAAGTCGTGCATTTTTTCATACACTTCTTTCATCTTATCTTCTTCACCAAATTCTGAAGGACTTGCGAACTCAGACTTATCGTAGTTTCTATAACCTTCTACGTTTCTTATCTTAAGTTTAAAGTTTGCACCTTCCCAAAAATCAAATGGATCTACAGGAGTTTCATCTGCAAACTCAGGATTCATTTGATCGAAGATCTTATCAAAGATCTTTTTACCGAACTTGTATAGAAATACCTTACCTTCGTTTTGCGGTGCTGACGGATCACTTACCACAAAGATGTTAGTTACATAATGTAGTCTTCTCTTTTGAGTTCTAGCTTTTTCTTTATCGGACTCGATACCAGAGTTCCAAAGCTTTGAGTTAAGTTCTCCAACTGGATCAGTTTGACCAATTGATGTTAGTGAGTTTTCGATATACCATAAACCAGTAGGTCCTTTGAACCCATGGTCCCAATATCTTACGAAAGGAATTCCACCGTCTTGCCCTGGTAGGAATCTTAGTACTGCATAACCATTACCTGCCTTATCGACAGTTGGCTTCCAAATACGCTCATCAACATATGACTTTGTTTCGCCAGTATTAGTGGCTTGAGCTGCTTGTACTATTTTGGAAATGTTTGCGCCTTTGTTGCGCCTTAAAGTTTCAAATGACATCGTATTGTCTCCTTATTTGCTGAAATATTGACTGAAGTATAACAGTGTATAATACTATATATACACTATTCAAATAGCGACTCATCAATGGCGTTCTTCTTCGGTAAGAAGTTTAAGTCCATTGCTTCCGCTTCAAGCTTATCTTTGATAACAGGAGAGATAAATTTTCTAATATCATCTATCTCAATATCGTTCTTTTCGCAAACTAATAAGATAGCATCCATATATGGAATCTTCATCTCTGCCACTGTACCTTGTATAAGCTTTGTAAATTTAGACTTAGTTAAAAATTGATCTTCTAACTTCATTTGTCTAAAACTCTTAATAATAATGTATCTTTATTGATTCTACCATTTGGTACTTGAACTTTGGTTTTAAGAGCTGATAGCTCTTTTTGGAGTTGAATAGGAGTTCCGTTCAGTACCAAAGGTAGAATGTCATTAGGCTTTCTCAACCTAATCTTTATAGATTGCTCTTTATCAAACCTTTTTAAAGTTGAACCTGATACTTGAAATCCTTTTGGATCGTCAGTATAGTACATGTTGAGCTCTCTGTGTTTTGTGTTAAACGTGTATAGTCTTCTCTTACCAATAATTCCTATTGGATGCATTGACACGACCTTGTACTCGTCATCAAGATTCTTGTATTGTAACTTAGATATTTGTTTATCTGCAGCTTTTGGTCTACTAATCTTAATTGTTCTAGTAGCTTTTGAAGCTGACTTAACTCTTTCCATATCTTCTAACATAGACTTACATACGTCAATTCGATGTTTGAGGGATGACTTTTTCACATGGGAGTAACCTTCAACGGCTTGTTCACATCTTTTATAGTAGGCATCTTCATAATCTAGAAGCCACCCCTCAACCTGAGGCTTAACATGACTTATTGCAGTATTTGTTAAGCCGTGATACTTGAATCTATCATAAAGATTAATAGTGGCATCCTCACCCTCTATCCACTGGTCTTCTAGTTCAAGTAATTCTTGCATTATAGTATTTTTAATTTTTCTTTCTAATCTCATTTGTGGTGAGATAGATATAACATTAGCTTTTGCTTTTTGTTCTGATCTTTTTTGTTTATATAACTCTTTACCAGTTTCAATTAGAGGTATGATATAATCAAATAGTCCATTTAAGAATTCTTTGGCTTTATCTCTACCAAGATCATTATTTTTATATAGATCGTTATTATACCAAAATGCAGTGGCTGCATGATGAGTCATATTAAACTTCCATTCTGGATGACTTAAGATATACTTTGCTGGTTGAGGAAAGTTTTTCTTAACCCATGTTTTAACTTGATTGATACAATCTTTTTTATCTACTTCTAAATGAAAATATTCTTTGACTACGTCAAAACCTTTTTCAATTGGTACACCAGCTAAGCCAGTACGTGCTTTAGACCTGATTGTTTTCTTTTTAGACTTTTTTCCTTTAAGTGCGGTTAATCCCATTATTCAACTCCTTCATATAATTTCCGACTGCGCCTTTTACCATGTTAGGGTACTCTCCTAAATACGTACCTGCTACTAACATATCTTTAGTTAATAAGTATTTATGCATATGCTCAATGTTATCCCAGTTATCAAGTATTTCTTTTGCTAACATATCGAACTCTGTATCTGAGATAAGTGGTTTATCTAACTCGTAATATGCATAAGCACACATTAAATATTTTGCTATAGGATTCTTCATTATGCGTGACCTCTAGTGTCAAGAGATTCGTTCATAGCTTCAGAATCTGTATAGTACTTATCTTGATGAGCAATATTAATCTTAGTAGATAAAGTAACTGCTAATCCACCATTTCTTTCTAATAGCTTTTGAGCAAACTCATCTTGATGAGCTGGCGACATTGCTTCTAATTGATCGATGATTTTATTATAATTATACATTTCAACTCCTAAATTTTTATTATACTTATATTCTATCATACTTTTTTGCATTTGTAAACAAGTTTTCACTTAACTTGTTAAGTG